ATAAAAATGTTACTCCGGGCGAAGAAAAAACTTGACATTTGGGCCAGGATTTAGTATAATAGTATATGTGAGGTTAAGAAATAACCATTTTTTAGAGATTATATTATGATGAAAACAAACCTAGTTGAACAGAAATCGATGCTTGCCAAATTGATGGCAGCAGAGAACATTACTGTTGAACACAAGAAAATTCCTACCGCAGCATTCGATGTAAAAAATCGAGTCCTCTACCTACCTATTCTAAAATGGAAGCCTGGTACAGATGTTTATGATCTGTTCTGTGCCCACGAAGTTGGTCACGCACTTTGGACTCCATATGAGGGATGGCATTCTTCTATAAGTAAAAAAGGAAAAGGCTTCAAATCTTTTCTGAATGTTATTGAAGATGCAAGAATCGAAAAGAAAATTAAAAGAAAGTTTGCTGGTGCCCGCAAGTGTATGATTGGTGGATACAAAGAACTTATAAATGAAGATTTTTTCGGATTAAGAAAGATGGGATTAAGTCCTAACGATCTTGGTTTGATAGATCGTATTAATTTATATACTAAGGCCGGTACTGATTATGGTATTGAGTTTTCTGAAGAAGAACGAGAGTGGGTTGAGAAGGTTATGAGAACTGAAACATTTGAAGAGGTTCTGGAAGTCACTAATGGTCTTTTTGATTGGTGTAAAGAAAACGAATCGGAAACTGATAACAGTTACAGCGATTTCGATGAAAATGATGAAGATGAATGGGAAGATAGTGAAGAAAGTGAAGATGAATCTGAACGTACAGAATGGGAAAAAACTTCAGATGAATTAGATGAAATAATGAAAGATGCATCTGGTGGTGATTCTGAAGAAAATGAAGATGATTCTGAAGATTCTTGTGAAGATGGTTCTGCCGGAGGAAAAAACGAAGGTAAATCTGCTGATGAAGGAGAGTCAGAAAAAGGAGAGTCGAATGATTCAAAGGAGAAATCTGAAGGTTCTAAAACTTCTAATGGTTTAGAAGGTGGATACGGAAATCCTTTTGGTGATAGAGAAGATATGTCAGGGCCGATGTCTCAGACCGATGAAAACTTTCGTTCAAAAGAAGAAGAGATGGCGGATATGAGTGACAGAGTTAGTGTTCCTCAGTATCTTACATTTCCTACAATTAATACTGATGCAGTTGTTATTGATTACAAAAAAGTTCATGAAGAGTTGACTTCATATTACACCAAACAAGAAGGTGCAATGGAGGCCGGAGTGAAATTTTTGAAAAAGTTCAAGTCTGTAAATGATAAGATGGTTAGTTACATGGCCAAAGAATTTGAAATGAAGAAAGCTGCAGACATTCATCGCCGTGCATATAATTCAAAAAAAGGAACTCTTGACATGAATAAGATTCATGCATATAAGTATAGTGAAAATCTGTTTCAACAGATTACTTCTTTTCCAGAAGGAAAGAATCACGGCATGGTAATGTTCATTGATTGGTCTGGTTCCATGCACTCATGCATGAAAGATACTATCGAACAGTTGATTAACTTGACTATGTTTTGCTCGAAAGTTCAGATTCCTTTTGAAGTTTATGCTTTTTCTGACCATTATCGTGATTGGAAAGATGCAGAAAATAAAGATATATATGAAACATCAAGGGATTTGCCTTATGATGTAAATTATCTTGGAAAGAAAATTGCTGACTATAAGACTAACGAATTGGTAGTGAATAAAGGAACGAAGTTAGTAAATCTCTTTTCTTCTAGAATGAGAAACCGAGAATTGAATGATGCATATCGAAATCTTCTTTTGATTTCATCTTCATTTGATACTCGTTACAATTATTACTATTCCAGAAGTTACGATTATTATGGAATACCTGACAACTATTCTTTGGGTGGAACTCCTTTAGATGATACAATTGTTATGTCCAAGTCTGTGATTGAAGAATTTAAAATGAAGTCACGTGCCCAGATTGTCAATGCAGTATTTTTGACCGATGGACAAAGCAATCATAATCATGGATATCTTGATTCAAATAATGTTGTGAGTAGGCATGATAGAGCTACACTTCATATTGATGATAAAGTAACTCGTTCAAGAACATATCCTAAAAGAGATGGACGGCAATTGCAAACAACTGACATTCTTTTGGAAGCACTCAAGAAATCTCTTGGAATCAATCTTCTTGGATTTTACCTGACTTCTGGTTCTGGTAGAAGACTTGCAGGGAATTTGTCTAATGCCACATATGATTATGCAACTGAAGAAGAAGTTGCAAAATTTCGGAAAGATAAGTTCATTATCGAAACCAGATCTTCTTATGATGAACTTTACATTATTAATATCAAAGGTCTTGAGATTGATGAAGTAAATCATGTCGGAGAAGTCAAGGCAGGATCTTCTAAAGCAGAGATTCGGAAAGCTTTGAAAAAGAACACTAGAGGTAAATTACAGAATCGTGTTCTTCTTAACGCATTTATTGAAAAAGTTGCGTAAAAAACTTGACATTTGGCTCTAGTTTTGTTATAATAGTATTATGAAAGTGAGAAAGGATTCACCTCTCTCACGTTGTGAACCTCCTAATGGAGATTATTTGTTATGAATATGAATGAAAGACAATCGAAATCGGTTGATGCATTTCAGTCTTTTCTTGGTAATTCAGAATATTTTACTAGAAAAGATATTTTGAGATTTACCGATGAGACTAAAACTCATAAAAAACTTGGTGTAATTCGCCCGTGGTTTTTATGTGATATGGCCGACAAAGTTGGCAGAGGCGAATGGAGATTTCCATCTTTAAATGGAACATCTTCAGAAGTTGTCAAAAATGATAGTACCATTTCTCTTGCAACTCATGCAACAGCAGTAATGGAAACCGAAAAGGTATCTATGGCAAGCAATGTCATTGAATTTCCTAAGAACGCATCCGAATCTTATGTTCCTGCGAAAGTCGATGGTTATGTAAAGTTCGGGCATTATGCTGATGTCAAAACCATAAAGAAATCTGCAAATTTTTATCCTGTCTTTATTACTGGTTTGTCTGGAAACGGAAAAACCATGATGATTGAGCAGATTCATGCAGAACTGAAGAAAGAACTTTTCAGAGTGAACATCACTATCGAAACTGATGAAGATGATTTGATTGGTCACTATGCATTAATTGATGGTAGGACTGTTTGGCAGGATGGCCCAGTTACTATGGCGATGGAACGTGGTGCAACACTTCTTCTTGATGAAGTTGACCTTGCATCAAACAAAATTATGTGTCTCCAACCTGTTCTGGAAGGAAATCCACTTCTGATTAAAAAAGAAGGAAGAATTGTCCGCCCCAAAGATGGTTTCACAGTCATGGCGACTGCAAACACTAAGGGCAAGGGTTCTGAAGATGGACGCTTTATCGGAACTAACATTCTGAACGAAGCATTCCTTGAAAGATTTCCTATCACAATGGAACAAGAGTATCCTTCCATGTCAGTTGAGAAGAAAATCGTTGTGAAGTTGATGGAAAAACTTGGATGTGTCGATGAAGAGTATGCTGGGAAACTGGTTGACTGGGCAGATTTGATTCGCAAAACCTTTTATGATGGTGGAGTTGATGAGATTATTGCAACTCGCCGTTTGGTTCACATCATCCATGCTTTCGCAATCTTCAAAGATAGAATGAAAGCAATCGCAATGTGTGTTGCAAGGTTTGATGACCAAACCAAAGATACTTTCATGGACTTGTACTCTAAGTTGGATGATAAAGTTACATTACCTTCTGAAGAGTCTGAAGAGAATGAAACTTCTGAGACTTCTGAAGAGACTGTAGATGAAGAAACAAATCAACCTTTTTAAAAGGTTATAGATAATATAGGGTGTTGCTTGGAGGGGCGACATCCTATTGCTATATCTAGTGAATAATAATGGAGAATAATGGAAGTTAAAATTGGTATTGAAGAACTAAGAGAAAAAAAGATAATGGTATGCACTCCGATGTATGGTGGAATGTGTAGCGGATTATACTCAAAGGCTTGTGCAGATCTTTCTACACTTGCAACAAAGTATAATATGGATTTGAAATATTTCTATTTGTTCAATGAGTCTTTAATTCCCCGAGCAAGAAATTATCTGGTTGATGAATTCATAAGAGATACAAATTATACTCATCTTATGTTCATTGATGCAGACATTCATTTTGACCCGAATGATGTTCTAACTTTGGCCGCATTGGACAAAGATGTCATTGGTGGCCCATATCCAAAGAAATGTATTGCTTGGGAAAAAGTTAGAAATGCAGTTGATATGGGACTTGCAGATGAAGACCCAAATGAACTTGAAAAATATACAGGAGATTATGTATTCAATCCTGTAGAAAATACTCATAAAATTAGTGTAACTGAACCAGTTGATGTTCTTGAAATTGGAACTGGTTTCATGTTGATTAAACGAAAAGTTTTCGAGGATTTTGCAGAAGCATATCCTCAATTTCAATATACTCCTGACCACAATCGGTCAGAAAATTTTAAAGGTGATAGAGATATTCATGCTTACTTTGATACTGTAATTGATTCTAAAGCATATTTGGGAGACATTGCAGGAGGAAGTAATCGCTATCTTTCAGAAGATTATTTCTTCTGCCAGTTTGTTAGGAAAATTGGATATCAAATTTGGTTATGCCCGTGGATGAAAATTAGTCATATGGGCTCTTATGTTTTTAGTGGTTCAATGCAAAGTTTAGCAAATCTAGACTATGCCGGACATGGTGTAGACAATGAAACAAGGGTGAAGAATTTTGAAAAACGCAGAAGAAAAATCAAACAAGACAATAAGAAAAAACGAAAAAAGAATTGATTATGTTTTTGATGAAGATGTTTATTTGAAGGAAATTTGGGATGCAATAGATTCCACTTATAATTCTCATTACGCTCAAAACAAAATACAATCAACAGAGTTTATTGCAGATGCAGGCCATGGTGAAGGTTTCTGTATCGGCAACATCATTAAGTACGCTCAAAGGTATGGAAAAAAGGGCGGATTTAATAGAAATGACTTGACAAAAGTCGTTCATTATGTTATTATTATGTTATACCTACATGATAATTTTTATAACCGTGAATCTCAAGGAGAACACAATGAAGTTAAGTGATAACACAACATCGTTCTTAAAGAACTATGCAAATATCAATCAAAGTTTAGAATTTCGTGAAGGAAACATTCTTAGGACTGTTTCTCCATTAAATACTATTCTAGCCTCAGTAGAAATTAGTGAGGATTTGCCAAAGACATTTCCGATATATGAATTGAATCGGTTTCTTGGCACGTTGTCATTGTTTAATGATCCAGAGTTGGATTTTACTGATAATGGTGTAACGATATCTGACTCTAATCATGAAGCAACATATCGTTATTGTGGAAGTAGTTCCATGTTTCAAACACCGCCTGAAAAAGATATATCTTTTCCAGATCCAGAAGTTGAATTTCAACTGACACTAGATGTCTTCAAAAAGACCATTAACGCAGCAAATACTTTGGGACTTCCTGAAGTGGTTGTTGAAGGTGATGGAACTGAAATAAGACTGTTAGTGTCCGATACAGGTAATGTATCATCGGATAGTTTTTCAACTGCCGTCGGCCCTACTGATAAGACATTCCGTATGATATTCAAAACTGAAAATTTGAATAAATTGATGGAAGGTACTTATGATGTTTCGTTGTCTTCTAAAAGAATCTCAAGATTCCAAAGAACAACTGACACTCTAAAATACTTTATTGCTCTCGAGCAGAACTCTACGTTTGAAGGGTAAACATTATTATAATATGAAAGGTTTTTTGATATGGATAAATTTTTGTGGGTTGAGCGACATAGGCCCAAAACCATTGAACAATGTATCTTGTCTGATACAATCAAGGGAACTCTTGAAGATCTAGTTAGAGATGATAAAGTTCCTAATTTAATGTTCACAGGCCCTGCCGGAGTTGGTAAAACAACTGTTGCGAGGGCAATCTGTGACATGACAAATTCCGATTACATTATCATCAATGGTTCTGATGAGGGTAGAATGATTGACACTCTCAGAACTAAAATGACTCAATTTTGTTCCACCATATCTTTATCTGGTGGTAGTCGCAAAGTTGTAATCATTGATGAAGCAGATTACATGAATCCAGATTCGGTGCAACCAGCAATGAGGGGGTTCATCGAAAAGTTTGCAGAGAATTGTTCTTTCATCTTTACTTGTAATTACAAAAACAGAATCATCGAGCCCATACATTCTCGATGTGCAGTAATTGATTTTGCATTGAAGAAAGATGAAAAACCAGTAATTGCAGCACAGTTCATGATACGTTGTGGTGTAATACTTACTGAAGAAGGTGTAGAACACGATAAGAGAGTTGTTGCAGAACTCATTAATAAACACTTTCCAGATTTTAGAAGAGTAATAAATGAGTTACAGAGATATTCAACTTCTGGCACTATTGATTCGGGCATTCTCGCAAATATCGGAGAATTAAATCTCAATCAATTGGTTGCAGCTCTAAGAGAAAAGAACTTTCCCAATATGCGACAATGGGTTACTGCAAATGTTGACAATGACCCTGCATCTGTATATCGTAAGATTTATGACAAATTATACGAAGTGGTAGATAAAAATTCCATTCCTCAAGCAGTACTGATTATTGCTGATTATCAGTACAAATCCGCATTTGTTGCAGACCAAGAGATTAACTTGGTTGCTTGCCTGATAGAATTGATGGCGGAATGTGAGTTCGTATGAGCCCATTTGAATTCATAAATCAAATCAATCATGGGAAGAAGAACCTCATAGATGAAACACCAGAACTAGAAAAGGAATATAAGGCCTTTATTGTGAATCGGGGGCTAAGTTTCAATCACGATACTGCATTATATGCGAATGAAATGAACATTCATAACAATGCAGATTCCAAACTTCAATTCGACTTTTTCCTAAATATTATTAGACCGAAGAAAAGATTCGGTAAATGGATTAAACGAGAAAATAATGAAATCCTTGAATTAATAAAGGATTATTACAATTGCAATTATGAAAGAGCGAGAGAATATGCAACATTGCTTGATGATTCGCAACTGAACATTATTAAACAAAGAATTGAAACAGGTGGTTTGAAAGGAACAAAATGAACGATACACTCATCCAAGCGATGATAGAAGTGACATTGAAAGAACCCGATGATTTTCTCAAAGTACGAGAAACCCTTACACGAATCGGGATTGCATCACGCAAAGAAAAGACTTTATTTCAATCTTGTCACATCCTGCACAAGCAGGGCAAATATTACATAGTACATTTTAAAGAGCTTTTCGCATTAGACGGAAAGACAACTAATTTTACAGAGAACGATACTGCTCGAAGAAACAGTATTGCAAATCTACTCGCAGAATGGGAATTGATATCTCTTGTAGAATCAGATAAATCAGCAGAACCTACAGTACCATTGAGTCAATTAAAGATTCTTTCTTTTAAAGAGAAGGATGAATGGGAATTGACACCAAAATATAATATCGGGAATAAGAGGGATGCTGATGAGAATGTCGAATGATTTACATTACTTCAAGACCAATTCTGAAGTAAAAGATCCAATTAGAGCAACGGAAGGCTCTGCTTGTTTTGATTTGCATTCTTTCTTACCAGAAAATTCAGAAATAAAAGTATATTTTAATAGTAACGAAGAAGTAGATAAGAGAATCAGAAAAGTAGTAGACGGAAAAGTGCAAATCAATCCTCACGAAAGAGTATTGATTCCTACTGGATTGATTTTCGATATTCAAAGAGGATATTCTATTCGTTTATATCCAAGATCAAGTCTTGCGCTGAATAACGGATTAATCCTCGCAAATAATGTGGGGATTATCGATTCTGATTATGTAGAACCAATTTTTATGATGTTGGGCAATATAAGTGGATACCAACAATTTGTAACTAATGGTGTACGCATATGTCAGGCAGAACTTGTTTCGGAACATCCCTATGTTATGATGGAAATTGATGAGCGGCCGGGACAAAAAACTGATAGAGATGGAGGATTTGGTTCAACAGGAAAGGAATAATCTTGGCACATATCTTACACAAATGGACAGTTGCTACAGTTCAAGTAGTATATTATATACCAGATTATTTACATATTGTGAATGAATTCATGTGGCAGACAGAAGATCAAATACCAGAATTTCCACGTATAACTAAGTTTTTAAACTATTGGGACAAGAATATTGACGGCCCAATCAAAGAAGTATATATTTATT